CATCTTGGCTTACTATCGGCTGGAACGCACGGCGGAGCGCGTCAATAATCTGGTTAAAAGCCCCCGAATTGTAGGCTGGAGGGGCCGGTGGAAGATAGATTATCACCGTCGCGGTCCCTCTGCAATGTCCATACGGATGGTGCCCAAAGGCCAAAAGATGTCTTGGTTTGCTTCGATCCGCATCCGCACGTCGCGGCTTGAAATGCGCGTATCCACATAGCCATTTGTCCGTACAGTGTACGGACCATATGTACGCTCCGCACCTTCGGGAGTTTGCCGCCCGTAGAACCGGAAACGCATGGATGACGTACCTTCCGCATTGGCAGGCATCAACTGCGTGATCTCAATGCCTTTGTCGGACGGCGGGCCAATGCCCAGTTGGGCCGTCTCGGCCCAGACCGTACCGACGCGCGTCAGACCCGCCGCCAACCAGCCAAACTCATGGTCATAGATATGGTTGTCCGACCCAGCCATGAGCGGACGGGCGCGTTCCGAAGCAGGGGCCATCGCTGTCCGTTCCAGATAGCCGAAAGACCACCAGTTCTCAGCGTAGTTCCAGATCACGTAGCGGTCGCACTCTTCGCTGTTCTCCGAAGGATGGAAGAACCACACTTCCGAGAACGCACCGTTCCAGCAACCAAAGTTCCTGAGACGAGCGGCGTTGAAGTTGGTGTCGTTTACGATCCAGTCCATGACGGAGCAAGGGACGTTAACGATTGTACCACCTTCATAAAGACGGAAGCCTGTTTCGGAGAACCAGACGCATTTGCCTTCAAAAACCGCTGTTGCCATCGGGGAGATAAGTTTTGTCTCACCCAGACGCTCCACGACATAGATGAACGGCAGACCCGCATAACGGACGAGGAAGACTTCCGTGTCGGAGAACACCAATGAACCTTCGCGCACGGGCACGATGGTCCGCAGCGGTGACGTGGCTTCCACGTCGATGTAACCCGCCGTGTTCGTGGTACTGGCGTAGTTCCAGTCCGTATAGTCTTCACGCGAGGACCAAGCGATACGACGCGAGTTATTGTCCGCGCCGATGGCAATCACATGCCTCTCCGGCGTGGTCAAAACCGCCACGGCATTACCGATGACATTGCTTAATGTCGCTGTGCCGGTGTTTGCCGTCGTTGCGACGTTACCTGCGCCACCTTGTGTATAAGTGAATGTGGTTGGTGTGGGAGTAGCGACGATAGTAAATGTGCCGTTGAACGAGCCACCATCAGCGGTCGTTCCCGCAATGACGATAGTCCTGCCCGGTGTAAAATCATGGTGGTGCGACACCGTGATCGTAGACGTGTTAGAAGTGCGTGAGACAGAAGAAATCAGCCCTTTGCCGACCTGATGGACATCTTCTGTTGGTGTGCTTACGTCGTAGTAGAGGACGCGACCGTCGATGTTGTCCAAGCAAAGGACATCTTCACCCCAGTTGGTGAAGGACCACATTCCGGGAACAGGTTGCCAAACAACGGATGGTGTTGAACGTGCATCACCGTAGTCTTCTTCGTTGTAATCATTGACACCGAAGCCTACGCCGCCTGCGTCATACAACGGAACGAGGTTCGGCGGCGAGACATCGTAATACGTGCCATCGACCAGCGCCTTGATCCGGTCATCCTGCCCGACCAAGAGCCGTTCGACGTTGTTATTGTCTTTCCAAACGTGGAGCGCACGCACCGTGGTTTCCATTGGAGACGAGCTAATGCGCTGCCAGCCACCCACGGGTTCAAGAACCCCCTGCCGCCAGCGGATTAGATTGACATCCCACCAACGATCCGGGTTCTCGTACGGTGTTGCCCCACGCACGACACCCGGTGGCAGTTTGACTGGAAAGAGAGCCATTTACGCCTCGTTTGTAGAAACCGGGCCAGACGCGGAACGCCAGACTGGTTTCCCGAACCACGGTTTGCTTTGGCCTTCGGGCCAGCGTTTCCCGATGCAACGTGACTTGGCAATCCGTGTCACATTCACCGTGTTATCTTGGTTGCCGCCTAGCACATGAAAATGATGCTCGTCTTCAGCAACATAAAACCCGACATGCCCGCCGCCGTTGCGGGAAAAGACTAGCACCGTGCCGGGGATGGCAACCGGGCAATCTTCGCCCCATTTCGCATAGGCACGCGCAGCAAGAAGATCTTTCGGGGGCGTGATGCCATTCGTTTGCAAGCAGTATCCTACGTATAGGCCGCACCACGGGATGTCATCGTCGGTGTAGAAATCCTTGACCCACGGAGCCATCGCAGCAGCCCAGCCGAGAATGACCGGGTTGCTGGACTTGCCTGCCTGCTCATTGGTACCAATCAGGCGGCGGGCCGTCGTGAGCCATTTTGGTTCAGTGAACATCACGCTTTCATAATGTAAGCGAGTGCGAAGTAAGGAGGACGGTTTTCGTGCGCTGCGCCGCCGCCAGCGCCAGCCGTTGTACCAGACACGGAGTGAGTATGGTCGCCCACGGCATTAATCGACAGGGAGTGGGAGTGGTTCCCGTCTGTCCAGTCCCGATAACCAAAATTACCAACAACCGTGTTAGAGGGAACATACTGTGTAGAGTTAAACGTGTCGGGATACGCTGCGGCGACCATGCCGTGAGTATGGGCACCGTTCGTGCTGGTGCTACCACTATGGCTGTGCGAACCAGCCGCGCTAGTCGAGCCAGAGAAAGTATGCGTGTGCGACGGGATCTGCGTGGCATCGAGCGTGACGGTATTTGCACCGCCGGTTGCCGCGACAGCGTAGGTAGAGCCCGCGCCGACGATGAAGCGGTCGCGCAAATCTGGTGTACCGCTAGTACCGTCGCAGAGTAGCCAGCCTGATGGGATGCTGGCGGTTGAGCCAGACCACATCACGATCACGCCGGATGGGACGATGTCCCGGACGAAGGCGGTCGTGGCAATCTGCGTGCTATCTGTTCCCACTGCCGCAGTCGGGGCAGTAGGCGTGCCGGTGAAGGCGGGGGACGCTTTGGGCGCAACCAAACTGTCGATGATGTCCAAATCGGCGTTGAGCTTCGTGCCCCAAGTGTCTGTCGAGGCACCCACTTCCGGCTTGGTCAGGTTGAAATTCGGGGTATATGAATCGGGCATCTTAGTTCACCTGTTGCCAGATCTCGCTTGCAGGCGAGGTGGTGGTCCAAATATCAGAAGCCGGGGAGGTGGTAGACCAAGTCCCGGAGGCAGGGGCGGACGTAGTCCATGTCTCAGCGGCAGCGGGACTGAGGGTCCATGTCTCCGCAAAGGGAACATCATCTTCCCAAAGCTTCCGGCCATTGACAGACAACGTGGCGATGGCCGCGATGGCCGATTGGCCGAGATAAACTACTTGCCCAGCACCAGAAACAGCGGAAGTCCCGGTGATAGACGCGCTGTCAATATACACGACATGGGCATCTGCGGCAACGCTGGACTGGCCGAGGATGGCGGCGCTGTCGAGGTAGATGATGTGCCCGCTGGCGGAGAGGGCGGACGCGCCCGCGATGGCGGAAGACCCGAGATAGACGATCTGCCCCGCTGAAGCCACGTTGGAGAAGGCATTGCTTTCCGCCATTGCGTCGAGGACACGAACGGCATCTACGGAGACAGTGGACGCGCCATTAACGGCGGCGGAAGCTTCCACCACCGTGTAAATCTGGAACGCATCAAGTTCAAATGCGCCCGGTTGGAAGGCGACATCCATTGCCATTATTCAGTCGGTTCCTCTGGTGGTAAAGGCGTATTTCCTTCCGCCAACCATTTTAGATATTCTTCATTTGTCTTACTATTAATCAGAGCGTTATCCGATAGGCGGCGCACATACACGCTAATATCACCCATTGGCTCATTTCTAAGTTGCTGGTACTGTTCCACTTACAACTCCGCAGATGCCGCCCAAGCGCCATACAATGGAAGCGCGCCTGTTGAACCCCAACTTCCGGCCAACGCTGCGGCCCATCCTTCTTGCGTAACAGATTGCGCTGAAACACTGCAATTATACCAAACCCCACCAGAAGGGCTAAAAATAGACCATTGCCCAGCAGTAGATGGAGATGGAAGGTTTGTATTATAAATTGTGATTGTTGCCGGTTCAGTTCTCATTGTTACCGGGAATTTCATAAATGGGGTATATGCCGCAGTTGTGTAATATGCCCCTGCAACACTAGAAAAAAACATTCCTGCCGTTGTATATGCGGCACCATTTACTGGAACAACATTTAACGAGCTACTTTTACAGAAATAGCGTTGGCACAGCGCCACCTCTTGCCCATAAAGGCGACGCTCGAACGGCGTTGCGACCGAGCCGACTTCTAGCTGGACGCCTGTGAGGTAGAAGGTTGCGTTCAATGTTGAAATAAGAGCAACAGTGCTATCCGCCCCTATATTACCCGCACCAACCCAAGCACCCGCGGTTCCAGTATTATCTACGCCGGAGCCAAGGTTCCAATAAATACGAAGTCCAATTCCGTTATCAGTTAACCACGTCCCGGTGGTGTCTCCAGCAATAGTCACTGTTTTGTATTCAAAAGTATTCGCAGAAGAAATGGTATATGTGAATGGATAAGACCTATTATATGCGCCGTTTGCTAATGCGCCACTGAAAGTTCCAGTAACACTAGACCGAACCCAAAATGACAGCGTAACGGTTTTTGCTGATGCCGCGCCAAACGCAAGATCAGAACAATTAAAACCCTCTATTTTTTGAGCGATAAGGTAATACTGAGCCGCTCCAATAGAGGCATCCGCAGTGGTAACTGTCGCTACCAAAGAGTTCTTAAACCCGGCTGGTGCAGTCGTGCTTTGCTGCAACGTAAATACACCGTCTGCTGCTTGTCCTGCGCCAAGAAACCTGTCAACAGAATAAGCGTCACTTGTAGTGTTTATTGTAACACTCGCACCAGCATTGCGTTGGTCGATCTCCATCGCACCATTGATAATGCGATTGCGGAACGCGAACCCAGTGCCCGCTGCCGAAGCCAGATTGACTGCGTTAGTCATTTAGCCCTCCGTGGGCGGAACGGGTGTAGGACGGTCTTTTGCCGGAACAACCCATCCTTTTTGGAAGGCCAGTTCGACCATTTCGTCTTTGGAGCCGGGGATCGGTGTGCCTGTCTCCAAGCATTTCTCGACGCAAATCTTCACGATCTCGTCGATGGCAATGCGGCAGCGTTCATGCACCGCATTGTTGATCCAGTCTTGCTGTGAGTAGGCAACGTAGCTGAGGGCCTTATCTTCGGCCTCAGAGAGAGTGATAGTGTAATTCATTCTGCATCTCCCATAGACGCAAGCTGTTCATCAGTAGGTTTCGCTAAGGTCGGATGGTTCCACTCAGCGATGTAGTCGCCACGGCCATCGGAGTCGTTTTGCAGCAAAATAGTCTCAACAAAGTCTTTCGGACCAAGCTGCGGGTAAATAGACATTATTTTTTCAAATAAGGTCATCACACGGGCCTCGCTAAATGACCGTCAAACCAAACGAGTACGCTTACACCACCACCATAAATCTGCGGTGAAGTACCATTATCATAAACGTATATTTCAAGATAATCAGTGGTTCCATTACAGTACACCAAGCTAGAATACGTTAACATCGTCTCGCGTGGTGGTGTTGTGACAAGGAAAGTACCGCGTTTATACGCGCCTCCGTTTTTATAAAGACTTATACTTCGCAACGATGTTGTTCCAGCGTTTGAATAAACGTAAACACCAGCGTTGATTTGATAATACCCAGCAACTGTTGGAGTGAAGCGGCTTGTAGCCGTGTCGAAGTTGTTGTTTGTATCAAACTCTTCAGTCGGAAATGTCACTTTTGTAAATGTGCTAGACGAAAATGTGGTGTTAGCCGTAGCGTAAGCATTAAACGCAGGGCCAGCCAGCACAGGCACAGAGTTCACCGTCAAGCTTGGAACAGCCAACGCACCCGTCATCGTGTCACCAGTGCGCTTCACAGCGTCACTGTATGTAATCATCGGGTAGCTGATGACTTCAATGGTATCGCCAACGGTCGCTGCGTTGAGCAGCACGATTGATGTACCATTGGTGGCCGTGAAGTCAGCCGGAGCCAGCTTCACGCCGTTGCGATACACATCGACCGCACCGACAACGTAGCTCATGCTGAACGTGGTCTGACCCGCAGTCGCGGTAAAAACAGTGCGGTTAAACTGGTTGCCGGGAGTAAGAACAACCCAAGCGGTCCCGTTGTAAACGTAGGTGGGACCGCCTGAGATGGAATACGTCTGACCCGTTGTGGGAGACGAAGGGAAATCAAATGCATAATTAGGTCCGGTGGAAGTGCTAGTAGCGTAACAATATGGTGGATAAACGCTACCACCATTAACCCGAATAGCAAGTAAGCCATAATGACCGCTATAAGTGGCTAACTGGTAGAATAAAGTAGAAAGAGAAAAAGCGTACCGTCCTGATACCGGCGCAGTAAAACGTCCGGTGGAATTATTATATTCTCCAGTGTCAGTGTATTCGAGATTATTAACAACAGTATAATATGCACCGGCAGATGGCGTCCAAGCATTATTCATATATGCTTCAAACGCTGGCTGATATGGCATCGTGACGCGACCGGAAAAGTCGATACGCATACGCTCACTTACACCGGAAACACCAGTTGAGAACGTAATTGAACCATTAGTATCTGTAGAAATAGCCGCGTGGTTTGTGCTGGAAATATAATAAGGGTAAATAATGCTTCCGGTTGCACCAGACCCGAATGTTGCGTTTCCGACAACATGCAGTTTTGAAATTGGACTTGTAGTCCCAATCCCTACGTTGCCTGTGACCGTTACGTTCCCCGTAACGTCACCACCCGTCAGCGGTAGATACTGACCAGCACCGCCAGCACTCAGGTCCACCCACTGCGAACTATTCGCATCCGTGTAGTAGACATACATGCGGCCATCAGCGGAGTTCCACCACAGATCACCAGCACCGGGGTTTGCCGGGGGCGTGTCGCCAATGGCTGCACCACCACCGATATTGCCCCATGCAGAGCCGTAACCCTCAAACTTGCCCGTGGTCGTGTTGTAGCGAATGTAGCCAGCAGCGGGGGAACCTTCGCGTTGGCCGGTTGTGCCCGCAGGCAAATAAGCGGAACCAGTCGCAGAAGTTTTCTGCACGTAGCCTGTGGTCAGACCGGAAATGTCCGCTGTTGAAAGCGTGACTGCGCCCGTGCGACCCGCGACCGATGTCACATCCGCAGACAGTGTGCCCGCAGACAAAGTAATGCCTGTGCCGGGAGCAATCTCTTCCGTCGCACCAGCGCCAGCAGTCGTGCGCCCGAGCAACCGATTGGTCGCTTGGGTCAAGACGTGTTCATCGTTCCAGTCGGATGGCTGGACAATCGTGTTGTCCGGGCCGTCTGTCTTGGCAGACTGGAAAAGATGCTTGAGGGAAATTGCCATGCGGCCCGCCTATTAGG